TGTTCCCCACTGTGTTGGTTAACAAGCAGAGCGATTTGTACTATACATACGGTTATGAAGCATGGACAGAACCAACTGGTGGATCGAGTAGGGCTCCGGGTACGGAGGCCAACGAGGTTCCTGGTCTGGCGGTTTCAACTCAGACGTACTTTGCTACTGAGCATTCGCTGCAAATAGCAGTGACTGACGAAGAGCGACAGAACGCTGATACACCGCTAGCACCAGATCGCGACGGTGTGGAGCTGGTCACTGATCAGATTCATCTGATTCGTGAGCGTCTGGTTCAGACTATGGTCACAACCGCAGGAAATTATCCATCGGGATCAACCGTTACACTTAGCGGAACTGATCAGTGGAGTGACTTGTCCAACTCGGCCCCAATTTCTGACGTGCGCACAGCGCAGCGTGCAGTTATGGCCTTGTTGTTTAAGGAACCGAATCTGGCAGTGATCCCTTACAAGGTTATGTCCTATTTGGAGGATAACACGACGATCATCGATCGGATTAAGTATTCCATGCCCGGAGTGCTTGGTGCAGATTTGATCGCTGGTGTCTTTGGCATCGAGCGTGTTGTTGTTCCAGGTTCAGGCTATAACTCCGCTAACCCAGGACAGACGACATCTTTGTCCTATCTGTGGGGTAACGACGTTATTTTGGCGTACGTTCCTTCGCGGGCAGGTGTGAAGATACCCGCATTCGGATATGAATTCGTTTGGGGTTATCCTGGTGCTGGTGCCCAAGTTGTTGAGCGTTGGCGTGAAGAGCCTCGCAAGTCGGATATTATCCGAGTTTCGCGTCGCTATGATCACAAGCTTATTGCGCTTAATAGCAGCAGCGCCACCATTGCGGGTTACCTGATCAAGGACGCAATCGCGTAAATAAGGAGACTGTGATGGCCGACAAGGCTATTGCTGTTCACTGTGTCAAGCATAACGGCGTTATGTTTGAACCTGGTGAGGAGGTCCAGGGTGTCGATGAGGATACCCTGGGCCGCCTGGCCAACATGGGAGCAGTAAAGATCGTTAAGACAAAAACAGTAGCAAACAAGCCAAAGGCAAAGGCTCCAGTAAAGAAGAAGAGCTAGTATGGCTATCTTCACGCTGGGTCAGGTAAATGCCTGGCTAGACCCTACAAAGGCTCAAATTGCGGCACTTGAGGGCGAACTAGAGGGGGTTGTAACCTCTAAGGTACTCGGTTCGCTCGAAAAGCGTTTCGATACCAGTGTTTGGACTACTACTAGTAATACTCCGGAGTTAGTACAACAAACATGTGCATTGGCTTATGCTGGTGCTATTTATTCTCGAGCTTACTCAGAAGATATTACCGGAATTACAGATACGTACGGTATAAAGCTGTCTGCAGATGCCGAAGTAATGCTCGAAGGCATTCTTGATGGTACCTACGAACTTAGGGACTTGACAGGATATACAAATCCTGATCAACCACAGTTTTATCCTACTGATTCATCGACTACTTTATACGACACTGATCCCTCCAGTAAGAATGCTACTCCAATGGTTTTTAGAATGAATCAGGTTTTCTGATGTCTTCTGAGGTATCTTCATTATATTCCTCCAAAGCATATGCTTCAAGCGGCTGGGTAGGAGGTCAGTCCCCTGGTAGTTATAGTGGCCCTGCACCAACCGGCATATCTTCGTATTGGGTGAAACTCGGGCAATTTATGGCATCAGCCACCGTTGGAAAGGTTTTTAAGTTCCCCAAAGCATATAGTTTCAAAGGCGCCCGCGAATTCGAGGGTTTTGGAGCTTTTGGTGCTGGCTCAACGGCTGGCATGAAAATGAATATGACCGCTGAAGTAGATTTTTCGCCCTCAATTTTCTTAATTCAAAAGGGATTAAAAGAAGCGACGTCATCAAGGTGGATTGGCCGCCCCCTGTGGGATGCAATAAATGACGTTATGATTCCTTCGCTCGCAAAAAATTTCGATCAAGGTGGTCGACCTACACCTTGGAAACCCCTTAGGGTACGTACAATGATAATGCGCGCTAAACAAGGATGGCCACAAGAGGCTCCTATTTTGATGCGCACTAGAAAGTTGCGTAATGCCGCTTTAGCAAAGGCTCGTTGGAGTGTAGATCCCGTTAAAGGGGAAGCAGTGTACGGTAAGTTTCCTCAGAAGGCTTGGTATGCGAGAATCCACCAGGGAGGCTTTGTTGGGTTTATGGGTGGTGGTGAGTTTGGTGGTACCCAACCCATTCCACCTCGTCCGTTTGCTGTTGTACAAGAACAAGATATGACTGATATAGAAGAAGTATTTCGTAAGTGGCTTTCTAAAAAGCTTGAGAGGAATATTCCAAAGGCTCGCCTCTAATGGCTTTAACAGATAATGTTTCGACTGTTACCCAATATTTGGTTGATCAGCTTGACGGTGAAGCTTCTTTGGGTTTTACGAACGTATTTTTTGGTGATCAGGATATCATACCGTCGGTGCCTTGTGCTAGCGTTGAACCGGGAATATTAGCTAGGGAGTTAATTGAAGCTCGACGATTTGTCCAGGCACAAATGGAATTTATTATTACAGTTTATGTTGCACAAATGGAAAACAGACAAACTAACTTAAAAAATGCCCTATTGAAAGCAGAAGCTACTCGAGATAAACTAGATACATATCAAACATGTGGAGATATTGTCATATTTAGTTATTGTACGTCAATGGAAGTTGGTACTGCCCTTAGAGGTAACAATCTGCTTGCTGCGGCTAGAATAACTTTTTACGCGATTAGTCAAGTACAATTACCGTCGGCTTAGGAGGCGATATGAAACTGACAGTAAACTATCCTAATTTGTCTCCAGGGGCGGTGGTAGAAATTCCCGGCCTAGGAGATTTCACAAATGGAGAAGAACATGAAGTATTAGAGGAGGTAGTTGAGGCTGCGAAGGCTCGAGGTTATACTTTCTCAAACACGGGGGTTTATGGCAAACCCCTAAGCACAAAATCAAAATCAGCTAAGGCTGGCAATAAGAAAGATTCATCGGAGTCAACGGAGGTCACTGAATAATGGCTATCGGAATTGGCGCTACCGGTGAACTCGGTTTGGCTCTCGAAACTACTAGGGGCACATATGTTGCTGCAACTAAGTGGGTTCCGATACGATCTGAATCGATCACCGCAACGCAAGAAATGAATTATCGAAGGGTTATTCGCGGTATAGCGGATCCTTTAACGCCCCAAGTAGGCAATTTGACATACGAAGGGGATATTGAGTTTGAAGCCTATCCGGATGTGCTGCCTTATTTCTTTAGGGCAATGCGTACATCAGAGGCCAAGACGGGTTCAGGCGATCCATACCAGTACATTTATACTCCTACACACGGAGCATTGAGTTCTAGTAGCCTGTCTATCTATGTCGAACGGAATGGAGTTCGATTTGGTTACTCAGGTGTATCGATAACGGGAATGGCGTTTACAATTACGGACGGTATTTTGATTTGTACAGCATCAGTTTCAGCTTTGGCTGAGGCAACGCAGTCCGATGAATCATCGTCGTTCTCGAACGAAACACCATTTTATACTGGTACGTTTAGCGTCGAGATTCCGGATTCATCCGCAGTTGTAGATATGGACAACTTTAATTGGTCTGTCGCAGAAGGTAGCTCAATAAATCATCGTCTTGATGGTTCTACGAACCCTGCAAGTATTACGATGGGTGAGCGTACCGTGTCATGTTCGATGGATCGAGATTTTGATTCACGAACTGATTTGGATGCCTTTGAGGCTGCTACAGCAACGAGTTTGACGCTCATCTGTTCACACACGACGACTACTCGTTATCTCAAGCTGGAAATGCCTGTAGCATCAATGGAAAGTTACGACGTTAGTCTTGGCGGTCAAAGTGATATTATAACAGCCAGCATTAACTACACTGGCAGTTATGATTCTTCTGTCACAGGGGCGTATCGAGCAACAGTTAAAACAGCCGAAAACATTACCTAATCCATATTCTCCTAACCAACCAAGGAGGCTATTATGCCAATTGCAACAGTTAATCCTGATATCAGTCAGCAGAAATATGAACTCAAGACCTGTGAAGGAGGTTTTGTATTACTACGACAGCTGTCTTACGGAGAACAGATTAAGAAGCAGCAAATGGCTGCTAAAATGACGTTTGAAGGTCAGGGCCGAGGTGGAATGTCAGGTGGCGAATTTGAATTCTTTCAGCGTAAGGTGACAGAATTTGAATTTGCTACCTGTATTATCGAACATAACTTGGAAGACGCTGACGGCAAAGAATTGTCGTTCAAAGATTCTAAGACGGTCGATAAACTTGATCCTCGAGTCGGAAGTGAAATTGCGCATTACATATCCGAAATGAACGATTTCCAGGAGGAGGTTGATTTTTTAGCGGAGAGCTCCGTGCAGCAATAATTTTAGATAGGCCTGTTTCGCTTGATAGCACTGCAATCTTGAACATAGTAATTATGTCTAAAGATATAGGAGTGTTGCCAATAGCTGGAGGCTTACTAGACCAAAATCCCGCTGTAGTGGAGTTACTTTCAGTTTTAGCGAAAGCACAAAATGAAAGACAAGAATTGGAGCAAAAGAAAAGTCAGTCAAAATCGTCCATGAGGTAGATTAAGGGTAACATGGCATCTGCATTATCGGGTTACCGTGCCTTTTATATGACGATTCGCGTCCGCGATGAAGCTTCTCGTGGGGCGCAAAATATCTCTCGTGCCCTTGGCACTATGTCAGATTCAGCCGAGGCCCTCCGTCAGAGAATGATGGGCGTTGGCCGTGGCTTAATGTCAATGGGCACGGGTATGATTGCTGCCGGTGCTACTGGTGCAGGCGTTTTATCTTCTTTCACGAATGAGGCTATGAAATTTGGTCAACAGACTGCTTATGCCTTTACTCAGGTAGATGAAGTTGGGACGTCTCTAGAGCAACTTCGAGGCATCGCTAAAAATGTTGCTAGAGAAGTTCCTTTGCCTTTGGAACAAATGTCCGAAGGTCTGTATGACATCTTTTCGACTATTGATATTTCAATGGCCGATTCAGAGGAAGTTCTTACAGGCTTTGCGAAGGCCGCATTGGCTGGTAATACCTCAGTAAGAACTTCTGCGCGTTCTGCTATATCAGTTATGAACGCCTACGAATTGCAAACTGCTGATTTGGGAGCCGTACTCGATTGGCAATTCCAGTTGGTACGTAAAGGTGCTGGTACATACGATGATTTTGCTCGTACTATTGGTTTAGCATTACCGTCCTTTAGAGCAGCTGACCAGACTATTGAAACACTTGGTGGTTCAATAGCGTTCCTGACTCGTCGTGGATTGTCGGCTTCTCGTGCAGCAACGTCTGCTGCACGAGCTATGGAGTTGATGGCACAACCTAGAGCTGTCGAAAATCTAGAAAAGATGGGTATTGTAGTTAGAGAAGCTGACGGCAGTTTCCGCCAAATAAATGAAATCGTAACTGATTTGGCTGAGGGTCCATTTAAGGATCTTGTCGGTCCTGACTTCCGCGATATGTTCAAAAAGATTTTCGGTTCAGGACGCATTCAAGCTCGTAGGTTCTTTGATATTACGCTTAAGAACCAGCACGAATATAATGAAATGGTAGGCGATTTCATTGACAATGCTGACGCAATGGAATACGCCTATGACATTATGTATAACGAGCCAATTATGCGCTCCCAAGAATTGCGAATCCATCTCGATCTTCTCAAACAAGAAATCGGCGAACGTTTAATTCCTACTTTTGAATGGCTTATTGCTCGAACCGAGAATTTGCTGGACCTGTGGGATAGACTGCCTGGGTTTATAAAAACTATAATAGTCGCTTTTGCTGCTCTTACATCTGCGATTCTTTTATTTGGTGGTGCAGTGATGTTCGGCAGCGGCGCACTGTTATTGTTCTATGCTGCCTTGAAGCCCTGGAAGGGCGCCNTGACGAAGTTAAGAAATGCCTGGCGCTACATGGGGACTTTCACGACAAGAATTGGACTTATGTTCCTGTGGATCGGGAATTCTTTTANGAGTCTTTGGGGGATTTTTAAGAGTCTTCCAAAGATTCTTGGCGGATTCGTCAGGATTGCCTCAAATATTTTCTTAATGATATTTGGATCGGCAATACGTATTGTANTTGGTTTGTTANTTCGCTTTGNTNCGATTCTNGGTGCGGCTGCTGCAGGTTTAGCTGCTTTCCTTGGCCTCCCAATATGGGCAACGGTTCTTCTTGTTCTTGCTGTTGTTGCTGCCGTAGTATCTCTTGTTTATTGGTGGGATGAAGTTGTAGCAGCACTTAAAATTGCCTGGTTTTGGTCTGCTGCGTTTGCAGATAAGCTTTGGGACGGTGTAGTAGAGGCTGTATATGCAGTAGGGCGTGCTTTTAAGACGGATTGGTTTGGGGCCATGTCCGAAATAGATGCAGTTTGGGAAGGAATTAAGAAGAAACTGATTGGCTACTGGGATTGGATAGCTAAGCAAGGTACAAAGTTTGGTGATGTACTAGTAAATGACGTTTGGGTTCCCGTGTGGAATTTTGTCCAAGAAAAGACGACCGAGATCTGGCTAGACATTATGCATTCCCTTGAGACTATTTGGAATGACATAAATGTTGCTATAGAAGTAGCTTTAAACTGGGTAAAAGAACTGGCAGTAGAGATTTGGGATGCTATATACGAATATCTTAAGGAAATCTGGAACGATAACATACTCGCATACTTCAAGGATATATTTCTCGTAGGGCTGATCGACGAATGGGATAAAGCTTTTGTAGAGATCCACAACTCCATCGGTGACGCATGGCAAGATATTCTTGATGAATTGATCGTGGCATGGAATCTCGTAAAAGACGCACTTACAGATGCAGGATCTTCATGGGCAGACTTTTGGAGTGGCGAACCAACCTTCGGGGATAAGGTTCTCGAGGACGCCGAGGATACCAGAAGTGCCTGGGAGGGTATTAAGACAGCCTGGTTTACTATATGGGATATGATAAAGTGGACGTGGTGGAATTGGTTCTGGCCCGCTATGAAATGGGTCGGGTCTACTGGCTGGATGTTAATGAAGGGTGCCTGGAAAGGCATTAAGATAGGTTGGTTTGCTACCTGGGATGCACTGAAGTGGGCCTGGCGCGAAGGTGTTTGGCCAGCATTGAAGTGGGTCGGATCTACTAGCTGGATGTTAATGAAGGGCGCCTGGAAAGGTATTAAGATAGGTTGGTTTGCTACCTGGGAGGCACTTAAGATAGCTTGGTTTGCTATCTGGGATGCAATTAAGTGGGTCGGGTCTACTAGTTGGTGGTTATTGCAGGGTGCCTGGAGCGGCATTAAGATAGCCTGGTTTGCTACTTGGAATGCTTTGAAAATTGCTTGGAATGAGACATTAGATTTCATAGTCAAGTTGCCGGGAAGAATTCTAACGGGACTTAAAGCCGCTTGGGAAGGCATTAAGATAGCCTGGTCTGCTGTCTGGGATGGAATGAAAATAGCTTGGAATGAGACATGGGAGGGCATGAAGTGGGTCGGATCTGCTTCCTGGGAGTTCATGAAGAATGCCTGGGAAGGCATTAAGATAGCTTGGTTTGCTGTCTGGGATGGAATGAAAATAGCTACCGGCACTATGTGGGATGCATTCCTTGTTGGGGCTGACACGATTTGGGATTGGGTAAATACTGGTTGGCAATTTATTTGCGATGGAATAGCATGGACGTGGAATCTTGTTTGGAGTAGTCTTAAGACGATAGCAATCAACGGTTGGAATGAATTCAAAAATTGGGGTGTTGCCCTTTGGTCATGGCTTGTGAATGAATGGCGTGTATTTACAAACTATATTGAAAGTGCCTGGGACGCCGCGTGGGAAAGCCTCGCTATAGCTGCTGATGTAGTACTTTCATCTATAAATCTTGCACTAGCAATATTTGTACGGGATTGGGAGCAAGCAAAAATCGAAATTCTTGAAATCGCAGGCCATGTAAGAGCCTGGGCGATACTATGGTTTAGAGGTGCCGGTTCATGGCTTTATCAGCCAGGTAAGGATCTTCTGACCGGCCTATGGGACGGTATGAAAGAGATTTGGGCTGACATCGAAGCGTGGGCTAATGGACTTAATTTTTACGATTTACTTCCTGATTTGGACTTGCGCAATCTCCTCCCCGATTTCAACGTCCTGAGTAATGCTTCAGATAGTAGTGGCGGAATAAGTATGATAGGCAGTGGAGGTCCGCAGCTCGAAGTTGTTATACCTGATTTTCCCTATGAAGATATTGCCGCTGGTGGTGGTACTCAAGGCCTGAGTCAGATGGTAGAAGGCTTGGGTGGCAACACTGCAGCAATGGCGCAACTTACGCAAGCAATCAATTTAGCAGAATCACTTGGTACTCCTCTAAATGANGGCGCACTTACTCGTAATGAGGTTGCGGGTTGGGTTAGTTCAATTCAAGACGCTGTTGATCCAGCCGCAATGGCAGGAATAATTAGCCAAAACATTATTGATTATCGAATTGGTGAAGATGCGTTTGAAAGTGTAGGATGGTTTCAACATGGGGGAATTGTAACTAGTCCTGGATTGTATGGTCTAGGTGAAGCGGGTGCTGAGGCTATAATACCTTTAAATAATCCTGAAGATGCAATGTCAGTTATGGATGCAGCGGGACTTGGAGGCACAGGAAATATTACAGTGAATGTTTACGGCAATCCTGACGAAGATGAAATTACATTTGCTAAACGAGTAGCATTGGCTGTAGGCGAGGAAGTGTTTGCAAATGGCTATTAGCCAAGATTTTCAATTCTTTTATACCAATGCAGAAGGCACTTCTATTTTAATGGGCGCTGGCACTGATTACGATGTCGTAGACATTAGAGGCTTAGGAATGCCCTCTGTAAGGGCTAATGATGTTCCTAGGTTAGACACACATGGAGCTCTTACATCGCGCAAAGAACTTCTTCCCGGTAGAACTGTTAACCTCCAAGTTGTGGTACAGGGAGACCCCGGCGATGGTACTTTAGACGCGAGAGTTACTAGTCTAAGTAAAGCTTGCCAAGTACACGATACTCCTGGAACATTAACATTTCGTTTTCCTNTTGGTTATGGAGTTGCCTCCACTACGGATGATGACAGATTTTTAACTGCATATTGTCGAAGAATTACTAAGATGATTACCGCTTCTCAATCCTCCGGACGAATTCCTTGTTATATTCAATTTGAATGTCCAAATCCAGTTATTCGCTGCGCAACGCAAAGCACAAGTCTAATTGAATTAACAGCTTTTGGGGGCGGCACTACTTTTAATGAAACATTTAGCTTAGGTTTTGGTACTGCTTCATCGTTGTCGACCTTAGTCGANAATGAAGGCAATTTCCCAGCTTATCCTAATTTGAGATTTGCGGGTCCTCTGGTTGATCCCGGTATTGCTAATAACACTAAAGGTCAGTGGATTCAATTAGCCGGTGCTGTAATCGGTTCGGGTGATTACGTTGACATCAATTTTTACGAACGCTCAATCTTGCAATCAGGGACTACCTCGATATATAATAAACTTACAAATGATTCTACATGGTGGACTCTAGACCCAGGATTGAACAGTTTGACATTTACAGCAAGTTCCTCTACGGCAGTCGAAATGACTTTTAATTGGTACCATTCATGGATTTAACGAAAGTAACCGATGACTGAACAAACTCCACCATATGTACTTCAAAATGCTAGTCACCAAGCAAAATTGTTTAGACAGACCAGCTCAACTATTGTTGACAACGAAGGTGTAGTCAATTCTACAAGCCTACTTGTTGCTGCAAAAGCTGTACCTGATATGTCAGTGGATATTGCGGCTGGCTCTTGTTGGGTTTATGGCGATTATGCTACAGATGCAAAGTATTATTTTGCCTACAATGACGGCTCTGTAAACGTAGCAATAGCTGCCGCAGATGCTTCTAATCCTCGAATAGACATAATCATCGCACAAATTAACGACTCGGCTTATAGTGGTTCTACTGATGATTGGGAATTGAAAGTTGTAACTGGCACTCCAGCAGGCTCTCCTGTGGCCCCTACAACACCTAGTAGCGCCTTGATACTTGCAACGATTGCTGTGGGAGCAGGTGCTACAACTATTATAAGTGGCAATGTTACTGATAGCAGAGTAATTTCTGAAGTAACAATATCTCAGGCAGCGCATATTGCGCAAGCTGGTGCACCTGCTGCTACAACTGATCGTTTGTATAATGTTGCCGGTGCTTTATTCTGGAATGGTACCGCGGTGGCTCAGGGTGACATTACTGGTGTAACTGCTGGTACTGCAATGAGTGGCGGCGGTACCTCAGGCACGGTAACGGTGAACGTGGATGTGAACAGCGCCGGATC